CATTAGACCACGCCACCCCCCACAGTGATCCTGGCTTGAAAAAATGGATAAGGATTCGCACGCGTATACAGAGGGGGAGGGGTCGCGCACCCCCGTACCCACATATATATGGGACTCCTAAGACATTTCCACACAACCTTGACTTTCAAATAAAAACGGTTGTATAACGTTCGTAACACGTTCGTAGAACACCAAAAGACACCATTAGGGCTTATGCAACCAATAAGAAAGTTGACAAAGCAGAAGCTAATTAGACTGCAAGAGGACTATGAGCAGGGTATGGGCTCACAGACGAACATAGCGAAGCGTTATGGTATCAGTAGGGCTAGGTTATGGCAGATTGCCAAGGAGTTTGATTGGGAGTTTGGGGGCAAGCGTAAGGCTGATTTAAAGAGGTTTTCAGAGATATCTTCCGCTAGGCTGAATGCACAGCGTACTGAGGCAGTTGAGTCTCATGCTTTGGAGTTACAGCACTATAGGGAAGACTTAGATGCAGTGAAAACCATAGATGAGGCTTTATTGCTTGAGAAGAAAGTCCACATTCTTGAGAAGTTGATCAAGAGCGAGAGGACTGCATTTGGGTTGCCTAATGAGATCAGACAGCTTGAATCGAAGCAGGATGTAAATATCCGTGTTGAGGACATGTTGAAGACTCTTGAGGCTAAAAAGAAGGACATCACATATGAGGTCATAGATGAAGCCGATCCAGCGAGACTACTCACGAATGAACAAAACGGAGCAGAAGTATGCAGCACACCTGTATGATCTGTATGAAAGCCGTGGAATAGTAAGGTATGATTTTGAGCCGTTTGGGTTAAGGCTCGCAGAAGAGAAGTGTTACTACCATCCTGATTTTTTAGTCACCTACCCTGATAGATTTGAGATTCACGAGGTCAAGGGTTTTGATAGATCCAGAAAAAGACCTAGAGTAGAGGATGATGCAATGGTGAAATTTAAGGTTGCATCAGCTTTATTTGATTTCTGGGTATTTAGAATGGTTTGGTTTGATACAGATAAGAAGGAATGGGACTCCAAGGTATATAAGCCAGGAGCTTAATGGACCCGTTAGCGTACCAGACCTACCTAAATAGCCTTCTGAGTGATGATGAGCTTTACTTCTATGAGTGTTTAAAGATTGTAGAGTTTGGTACAAAGCAGTTAATCCCCTTCAAATTGAATAATGTGCAGAAGATCCTGCACGATATGGCAGAATCCCAGAAGAAGGATGATGACCATATACGGATGATTGTGTTGAAAGCACGTAGATTTGGAATATCTACCTACATACAGGCACGTTTGTTTAAGAAATGCGCCACTCAGTATAACAAGACCGTCCATATTGCCACGCATGACCGTTCAACTTCTGACACCATGTTCCAGATGACTAGGATTATGGAGCAGAATTACCCAAAGCTGATAAAGCCAGAGGTGATGTATAGTGGAAAGCGTGAATTGATGTGGGCCTCAGAGGAAGGAGGTGGTTTAAATAGTAAATATGGGCTTAGTTCTGTAGGGGGTGCTGAGGTGAGAGGGGATGCTATTGATTTTTTGCACTGTTCAGAGATAAGTAGCTGGGGTGAAAGGGCTAGAGAGTTCTCTATCGGGTTGCAGAACTGCGTATTATCTGGGTACGACACGGAAATATGGCTAGAAAGCACTGCGAAGGGTGTAGGTAATTTCTTCTATGACGAATTTTGGAGGGCATGGGAGGGGAAATCTGGTTTTAGGGCAGCATTCTTCCCATGGTTCATCTTTCCTGAGTACAAAACCCCACTAAATGAGAAAGAACTTCTTGATGACAAGTTTCTGAATAGTTTAGGGACTGAGAGAAGATATGGTGGTAAGGAAGAGCTAGACTTATTGGGGGTTACCAAGACGTATAAGACGGATTCTGCGGAATATAAGTTTGAAATTACAGCAGAGCACCTAAAATGGAGGAGAAGGTGTATTGATACGCAGTGCCAGGGGGATCTTTTGATGTTTAACCAGGAGTACCCAGTAACAGAAGAGAGTGCATTTGTCACTTCTGGGAGATCTGTCTTTGACCTACAGGTTCTTAACAGCATGTTACTGAGAACTAACGAGTTAATGACCACAAAGCCCCCAGAAAAGTACAGAGTCCCAGTAAATGACTACCGCACGAACATGAGTATGCGTGAAATGCGCTACTACCTAGACCCTGATGAACTCGGGGAGCTTACTATCTGGAGTCACCCTATAGCAGAGAGGGAGTACCGCATAGGTTGTGACGTATCAGAAGGAATTGAGCGCGCAAACAGGGATACAGACTATTCAGTAGTCGTAGTAATAGAAGCGCAGACGCTCGAAGAATGTGCAATGTGGCGTGGGAAGCTCGATCCTGACCTTCTCGCGTGGGTATTGACGACCATCGGTAAATACTACAACGAAAGCTTGATAGGGGTAGAACGCAACAACCACGGATTGACTACCCTAACTTGTCTGAGAAACGTTCATAGCTACCCAAACCTTTACTATGAGCGAGTTCTTGATGAAAGGACAGCACGTAAGCAGAAGAAGCTTGGATGGAACACAACATTGAAATCTAAACCCCTACTTGTAAACCATCTGCGGGAATTGATACGGGAAGAGCAAATTGAGATACGCAGCAAAGAGATTATACATGAACTGAATTCATTCTCTCATCACCCAGATGGCAAGATGGCAGCACAACAAGGGAGACATGATGATACCGTGATAGCCCTTGGTATTGCTTTAATGATGGCACAACTGTATCCCCCATCTATGCGCTCAAGGTTCCTGAAAGAACGTCAGAAGATAGAGAATACGATCCCACTCTTTGAGTATCAGTGATATACAAGTGTAGTTTATTTTTTAGAGATAAGTTGACAAATATTAAACTTGCTAGTAAAAAAGTATCTATAGTTATGGGCGAGGACTCGATGTGCGGAAGTTGGTCTTAACTAAGGCTGAGCTCAATTAACTGAAGCATAGGTCGGGAAACCTAAGTGAGTCCTCGGTTCATTTTTTTTGTGAACCGTTCATAATACGAAAGGACAACATGTCTACATTGAACGATGCGTTTTGGCATAAAGGCCAAAGAGAAATTGTCAGTAGCTGCGCTCTTGGCAATCTCTCATTAACAATGAATGGTAGTGAGCAATTAGCATGGTCAGCCATTTCTTTCATGGTTAATGGGACTATGGGATCACTAACTGCTGCGACTGCTGGTAGTGGGACTGTATTAAACGATACAAATTTCCCAACTGGTCCTTCTGCTGCTAACCCAGTGCTGACAAAAAATGATGACAGCACAAATGGTGATGTTACTATTAGGCAGAATGCTGTTGGGCTTTCAGTCCCAGCAGGGCAACAGGTCAAAATTGTTGTTACCGCTTCTGGAACTCCAAGCGATTTAGCTACGACTAAAACAGCTTTGAGGTTTTATGCAGGTGAGATAGTAAGCAATACCGCTACATGTTATTTCCCTAATCTTGATTTTTCAACGGAAGCACCTGTTGCAACAATAGTCATGAATAATGACACCAGTGGAGCACTTACCGTAGGTGGGGCAGCTTCTTTTGAAGAAATGACTATTTCCAGCATTGGAATTCTGGTATCTGAGTAAGAAGTTGGGGGTGAGGGTGAACCGATCCCCCTTCAAACCCTCTCGGTTTGCTAGTAGCCCCCACGTAAGCTATGGCTGAAATGCTTAACAACAACGAGATGATGGTTGAAATGGAAATCCCATTTGAGCCTGATAGTCTTGCAGAGATGGTTCAAAGCTATTTCCAACAAGCTAAAGAATATCGAGTTGATGAGGAGCAGATTTGGAAAGAAGCACATGATGCGTTTAGGTCTACACATCCTGAGCGCATTGATGCTGTTCATAGCTTAGCACAAAAGCGTGGAGTCTTTATTCATCTAGTGAGGCGTAGAGTCAATAGCGCAAAAGTCAAAATATCTTCTCTGTTATTCGAGTCTGGGAAAGTCCCATTCGATATTACCCCAAACTTAAAGCCTAAGTTCATATCTCCTGATCTTGCTCAGTTACCTCCAGAGCTTATGTATGAAGAGGTAAAAATGAGAGCAGAGCGTATGGAAAAGGAGATAAGAGATGTACTCACTAAAAGTGATTACGTGGGTGTAATTAATGATTCGATATTAGAGATGTGCTTATATGGGACTGGTTGTACAAAAGCTGTAGTTCTTAAAAACCACAACTACCCAGTCTATAAGACAGCGAGAGAAGATCCTATTCTAGTAGAAGCTGAGGATCTTATTGAATCAGAGCTCATCCCGATGGTTGAGTTTGTCTCTTGCTGGGATTTATTTCCCACTCCTGAAGCGACAAGTATTGAAAATGCAGATTGGGTAATTCAGAGAGCATTTTATTCACAACAAGAATTAAGAAACCTCTCTGACCAAAATGGTTTTATCCCAGAAGCAATAGAAGAAGCAATTTCTACAGGCAGTGGCATTGAATACGGATCAGATCAGTCAGAATCTCCTGTCAGGTATAATAGAAACAGGGGAGAAAGAATTAAAAAGTTTCAGGTTCTTGAGATGTGGGGAGAGTTTCCCATTGAAGATCTTGAAAAGTACATGGAGATTCCTGAAGGAATAAAAGCAAACCTTTCAGTCTGTGTAACAGTTTGCGGTGGTAAAGTAATACGTGTGGTTATGAATCCTTTTGATGGAAGGATTCCTTACGACATGTGTTATTGGGAGAGAAATACAGAATCCATCTGGGGGGATGGTATTTATTTTAGCATTAGGGATCTTCAAGACATCACTAACTTTGCCTTTGCTCAAATGGTTGAAGGTAAAGCTCTTGCCTCTAATCCAATGTCTGTCATCGACCCCCAAGCTTTTGATGATGGTGAAGACTTGGAAGATATACGACCTGGCAAAATGATACGTGTACGCCCAGGAAACGATGTCAACTCAGCTTTTCGCCCAGTTATTATTCCAGATGTTACAGCAGGATTAGATAATTTAATACAGATGGTTGAGAGACAGGCTGATATTGCATCAGGCCAGTCAGCGATAGGGATGGGAGAATCATCTGCTTATCAAACGAAAACAGCTACTGGGATGAGCATCCTTCAGTCTAACAGTAACAAGTTGACAGCAGAGGTTGTTCGTTCTGTAAGCAACATGATCAGTAAAAATGTGCAAGCAGTCTATCACTGGTTGATGGCTGATAGTGATGACCTAATGATTAAAGGTGATTATGATGCACAGTCTACAGGGTTTATGCAGTATGTTGCGAAGGAAGTACACAATACTCAGTTACTAAATCTTTTAAACATACTTGGACAAAATCCAGATCTTAGAGCTCACGTTAAGATGAATGCTTTGGTTCGCCCAATCTTTAGAGCTTTTTCACTAGATCCAGAAGGAATGGTGATGACTCCTGATGAAAAGATTGAAGAGGATCAGACACAGCAACAAATGGCAATGCAGCTAAAGCAATATGAAGAAGAAAGCAAGATGAACCAAAGTGTTTCTGATGCACTTCTTAAAGAAAAAATGGCTGTATCTGCTGATCAAAGAAAAGCAGACATGCGTGAGCGTGAGATACTGATGAGTCAGGGTAATGTACTCTCAAGACCTACAGATTATGAAAATGATTCTATCCTGCTCAAAGAACAAAAGATGCAAGAGCAGGAGCAGGAGATTATGGCTGAGATGCAAAATCAATCTCAGGATGCAGAACTAGATCAAATGGAGCAGGAGCTCGAAAACATGGAGCAAGCTGGGGCAAGAATACCGACTACCCCTGCGGAGGGATCACCTGCGCCCATTAACTAAACCAGATTCTGGCGCGATTGCCAGATTAGACTCTGACCCTCGGTGGTTGGAGTTTGTTAAGTTTATAGAGTCTGAAGTGAATGAAAAACTTAACCTCCTTGGTACGAGAAAGTTGGTCACAGAAGACGATGTAGCAAAAGCCAATGTAATGATTGGCGAAATAAAAGCTTTGCGAGAAATCGCAGAGACACCCGCTAAACTAGCGGATAGGGAGATAAAGGGTCTCCCATCTGGATAGCATGCTAACCCAGGAACCATGAAGGGATAATGGCAGAACAAGAACAACAGGAATTTACAGCTAGTTGGGAAGAAACACCTGAATACGGAAACAACGAACCCCCCGTACCCGCAGAGGAAACTCCGCAGATCGAGGCGCAGGTTGAGGAAACCGTAGCTGAAGAGGTTGAAGAAGAGGTTGAAGAAACTGAATCGGATACTGATTGGCAAGACAGGTATAAAAATCTTGAACAATCACATTCTAGGCGTGGAAACGAGCTTCACAAACTGAAGCAAGAACAAGACGCTGCACGACTGGAAAAACTTGAGATGCAACAACGCATGCTTGAGTTGGAACAGAAGGTAAAGGATGTTGATAGTTTACGAGAACAAGTTGACAGCAAACCTGACCCACTTGATGAAAGTATTTTCTACACAGATGAAGAGAAACAGGTTCTTAAAGACTACCCAGAGTTATTGGGGGTTGCTAAGAAAATGGCTCAACGTGAGGCTCAAATGTCATTTCGTAAGATTGACACCAAGCCAACACAAGAAGATGTGTCTAAATACGAAGAAATGCAAAAAGAGGTGGATGAGTTAAAAGCTCATATACGTCTGGAGCAGGCTAAGGCTGAACTTGATCGAAGGATTACACCTGACTGGAGAGTAATTGATGAAAACCCGAAGTTCTTTGATTATGTCAATAAATCCCCATTGCTTACACAAGCAATGAATCACGGTACTTTGGACGAGAAGGCAGAGGTATTTAAGATGTATATGGATTCCGAGGAAGGCCAGAAGATCTTAGGTAAGGTAGAACAGCCCTCCCCTACTCAAACCCAAAACGATGACCGTAGAAAAGCAGCCCAAGGATTAGTCAGGGGCCAAACTCGTGATACCAAACCTACGGGTTCGTTATCTATAGATGAAGAGTGGGCAAAAGCTCCTGAATATCAATGGGGTACATAAACCACTAATGTTCAATATAGGATAATAAAATGGCAGCATATCAAGCTGGAACAAATGGTGGCACTGGGACTCTACAATCGACTTCGGGATACGGGGCGAAATATGGTGAGCTTAGTGCAGCCGATGCGTTCACTATTCAAAAGAAGTTTCTTGCAATCAGCAAGCAACTCATTACCATGGCTCGTTTTGCACAAAAAGATACCAAGCCTTTGAATGAAGGAAGGGATATCAGGTTTCGCAGATATGAGCGTTTTGCTGTAAACACTACAGAAATCAGCGAAGGAGTTACTCCTACAAGCGATAGTCTACAGCAGACTACAATCAAAGCCACTTTAGCTCAGTACGGAGCTTGGGTTCCTGTGACTGATGTCATGTTGGCTTTATCCACTGACCCCATCGTAGCTCAGATTACTGAGCGTCAGGCCATTCAAATGGCAGAGCAGATGGATACTTTGGCTTACAATAAGTTCAAAGCAACCTCATCTGTTTTCTATGCTGATGGTGATGACTTTGATGGTGGATTTAGTGAAGTACAACGTGCTCTAGGTGGGAATATTGTTTATAAAGCACCAGGAGAAAGTGGAACTGATGCAAAGATTTTATCTGCTGTGGTTCGTTTTCTGGAAAAAAACAATGCTCCAAAAATTTCTCAGGTGATTAAGCCAACTTCTGGCTACAACACCGAACCAGTAGCTGAAGGTTACTTCGCTATTACACATCCGGACGCACGCGCTGACATTGAGGCAATGCCAGGGTTTACCCCGATTGAGAAGTACGCTTCTTATGGTGCTGTAATGGCAGGGGAGATCGGTAAGGTAGGTCTGATTAGATTTATCGCTACCACACTTGCCACGCCTTATGAGCAGTCAGAGCAGACTGGTCATGCTCAACCTAGTAACGGAGCGTTAAGGTTAAATGCTGACAATAATGTCAAAGTCTACACAACTCTTGTGTTCTCTCAGGATGCTGTTGGTTGTGTGAGCTTGTCTGGACAAGACAGCGTTGTCCCAAAGGTGATTAGCCCAACTCCTTCAAGTGAAGATCCACTTGGACAGAGGGGTGCGGTGGGATATTCCTACCATTACACCTGTCTCGTGCTCAACGATAACAATATGGCTCGTATCCATCACGGTGTAACCAACGTAGGTGGATGACCAATCAGGAATCGGGAGAAAGAATCGTTATTATTAATGATTCTTCTCCTGATTATTCGTTGATAAGGATCACAAAAAGTGATCTTGAAGTACACGGCAAGATTAATCCTCACTTCAGTAAGGACATCTTGCTACCAAACTATTCTCTCCCCACCAAGATTCGGGTGGTATGCCAGGAGCCTTTTGGGGAGGGAGTATTCATTTCAGTGGGGAGGGTCTCGCCATTCCGAGAGCCTGGGTTTTTTATAAACGAAACTGAATTGGAATCTCCAAAAGAATTAAACTCAAAAATAACTTCTTTGTTTATCCCACTAGATCCCAAAGCTGGGTATCTAAGGCTGGAGATGCACTGCAAGAAAGACCCAATAGGTGGGTTGTTGTGGTGTGAAACAGAGTTCAGATTTCCAACAGAAAGGTACTGATGTCTACACTACCAAAAATAAAAAGCAAATCTGGTAACAAACATTTGGATGATGCTCTTAATTTAGAGTTTGGAATCCCTGTCACAGACAAGTTGGCAATACCAGTAGAGAAAGATTTAAAAAATGTTCCTGAAGGCTATGCTGTAATTGTACTTGATTATGGTGATCAGCCAGCATATATGTACCCTCAACCAGTTGCTGTAGGTGGGGAAACTATTTGGATTCCTAGGGCATCACGAAGAGCTATCCCAATGTCATACTTGGAAGCATTGCTTGGGTGTAAAGAAACAGAGTTGTTTCAGGCAAAGCCAGGAGTGACTGGGGTTGAGTATGAAAAGAATCGTTTTAACGTTCAGATCCTCAAACTCCCAGAGGGTAAAGCTCAAGAGATAAAATCAAAGAATCAGTCAATTCGTGATAAAGCAGAACAACAACAGATACACGTTGGATAGTAATGACTATTGAAGTTGCAGGTGAAAAGTTTAGCGGTTATAACAAACCCAAACGAACTCCAAAGCATCCCAAAAAAAGCCATGCTGTAGCAGCAAAAGAAGGGGATAAGGTAAGGCTTATTCGTTTTGGTCAGCAAGGTGTACGGGGTGCAGGGAAGAACCCTAAGTCAGCAAAAGACAAAGCAAGGAAGAAAAGCTATTATGCTAGACACAATGCTCAGGGTAAGCCTACAACAAAATTATCAGCAAAATATTGGTCACATAAAGTAAAGTGGTAATATGTCCAAAAACGTACCGAATAATCCATCATTGTGGAGTCGTGTAAAAGCTCAGGCTAAAGCCAAATATAAGGTTTACCCCTCCGCGTACGCGAATGGCTGGGCAGCACGCGAGTACAAGAAACGTGGTGGAACGTGGAGAACCAAAACATCTTCTAAAAAGAAAAAGTAATGCCTCATAGCAAGTATAGTAAAAAGCAAAAAAAGTTAGCTGCTGTAGCTCCACCCAGAAATAAAATTACTGGGGCAGACCTAAAGGCGTTGAGCAAAAAGAATGGCAAGAGCAAGAGGCGGTCTAAGTAAATGGTTTAAAGAAGAGTGGGTAGACATCTCCAGAAAGAAAAAAGGAGGTGGACACCCGCCATGTGGAAGAAAGAAAGCAAAGACTTCGAGTAGTGGATATCCTAAATGCGTCCCAAAAAGTAAGGCGAGCAAAATGTCTGCTTCTCAGAAAAAGAGTGCGGTACAGCGCAAGCGTGCCAAACCACAGGGGGTAGGAGGGAAACCAACCAATGTTAAAACTTTAGCTAAGAAAAGGAAATGATGTACGGAACCCCAATGAAAAAGAAGAAAAAGAAAACAGGTGTCATGAGTTATATGAAGAAGCCTGTTCGTGGTGCTAAAAAGACCATGATGAAAAATGGTGCTAAAAAAACCATGATGAAGAAAAAAACTAAGTAATGACTCGTAAAGACCTGAGACAAAGAGTCGAGAGGCTTTTACAAGATAACGAAAACAAGCGGTGGTCGGACTCTGAGATTAATGGGTATCTTGATGATGCTCAGACAGAGTTTTGTAGATTATCTAAAGTACCCAAAGTTTCTGTTATTCAGAATCTTGTTGATGTAACAAAAAGGTTTACGTCAGCAAGTCTCTCTATCTCAAGCAAGACTGTCACGGTAACGCTTGGGGGCTCTGACACCCACACATTGGTTGAGAATGATTCAGTATTAATTACTGGGAGTTCTAACAATGACATAAACGGGGCTCAGGTTATTACGTCTGCGACATCAGGGACGAACACGTTTTCGTTTGTACTTGATAATCCTAGCTCAGGGACTGAAACAGGGATAACCGTACTTGAGACAGGCCCATTCATAGATACACCGTCTTCTATTCTTGAGTTGCAGTCTGTTTACTTGGATGACCGTGAACTAGCGATTTACACGGAGTCTCAGTTAAACAATGTTTCTAATCGTAACAACTCATCAGGAAGATACTTGCAAACTGTCCTTGGGGCTACTCCTCACCCGTTTAATAACATGTCACTGTATAGAAGCAGTAAATGGAAAAAGGTAGAGGGTGAGATTGAAGGTATAATAATTTCAGAAAGATCTGCTAGCTCTTTTAGATTGTTCCCACTTCCTAGTAAAGAGGAGCATGTGTATTTTGATAAAGATGCTAGTGCAAAAGTTTCTCTCAGACTTGTTGTCAGAGGCGTAAGAGATCCTGATAACTTGTCTACAGACACTTCTGTCCCTTCTATACCAGAGCAATATCAGGAAGGGTTAGTGTTTGGTGCTCTCGAAAGGGCATACTTAAAAGAGTCACAACTAAGAAATGTAGAAAAGTCTGGACTATATAAGACCAAGTTTATGAACTATGTGAGCGATGCGATCAGGAATGAGAATCTTAACTCAACATCGATTACAATGGGTAGAAACCAGGCACAGCTTAGAGTTTACAGATAATGGGTAAAGCAGGTAAATACAACATTGTAATAGAAGAAGGTTCTACTTTTGGGTTGGATCTTCTCTATAAAGACTCTTCTGGTGATAGACAAAATTTATCCTCGTATACAGGAAGAATGCAGATCAGAGATTCTCCTGGTGGAGATTTAATAGATAGTACAGATTCAAATATAAGAATAGGTCATAAAGTACAAAATGGAACATTTGTAACATCTGGTTTGGGTGATGCTACGACCACCCATCAATCTAATATTTCCATAGAAATATTTGCAACACACACAGCAAACTATGATTTTGAAAAAGCTTTCTACGACATAGAAATACAATCAGGAAATCATGTAGAAAGAGTCATAGAAGGTAGTGTCACTCTCAGTAGAGAAATAACTCAATAATGGGAAACACAGTAACAGTAAACACTACGACTAATGTTGTAGAAGTAAAATCACCTGGGACGCCAGGACCAGCAGGATCAGGTTATATTCTCCCTATAGCAACCTCCTCTGTTCTTGGAGGTGTTAAAGTGGGAAGTCGTTTGACGATTAACTCCTCGACTGGGGTTTTGGATGCTAACGACCAGTCTTATACCTTGCCCACAGCAAGTTCCTCAGTTCTTGGTGGGGTTAAGATTGGGAGTGGCCTTACTATGGATTCAAACACTGGGGTTTTGACAGCGAATCCTGGTGGTTATTCTTTACCTATTGCCTCCTCATCAGTGTTGGGTGGTTTTAAGGTTGGCCTTAGACTTTCAATAAATTCTACTACTGGGGTGTTGGATGCTGCTGACCAAAGTTATACATTACCCCCAGCAACCAGTTCAAGTTTAGGTGGTATAATAGTTGGGAGTAACTTGTCTGTGACAAATACTGGTGTATTGAGTGCTAATGCACAGTCATTAACACCTGCAACATCATCTGCTTTGGGTGGGATCAAAGTAGGTAGTAATCTCAGTATTACATCTGATGGGACACTTAGCGCAGCAGGCTCTAGTCTATCAATAGCAACATCTAGTGTACTTGGTGGTATTAAAATTGGTCAAAGGCTTACGATCAACTCTTCTACTGGGGTACTCGATGCAGATGATCAAAGTTACACACTCCCGATAGCCACATCATCAGCACTTGGAGGAATCAAAGTTGGGGCAAGACTCACCATCAATTCCTCAACAGGAGTGCTTGATGCAAATGATCAAAGTTATACTCTCCCTACTGCAACTAGCTCCGCATTAGGTGGGGTAAAGGTAGGGACAAATCTGACGATAGACGGGAACGGGGTATTGAGTGCAGGACCAATAGCTCTTACTACAGTACAGACCGCTTCTAGCCAATCTGCGATGTTGGCCCTTACCACGCAGGAAGGTGATGTGGTTGTTAGATCTGATCAAAAGAAGACATACATGCACAATGGAGGTTCTGCGGGCAGCATGTCTGACTTTACTGAGCTTCAAACCCCAGACGATGCAGTAACAAGTGTTAATGGTCAAACGGGTGTTGTCAGTCTTACAATTCCATCAGGTAATATTGTTGATGATACTTCTCCACAACTTGGTGGGAACCTTGATGTAAATAATCAGGATATTGTAACTACCTCAAATGGTAATATTGATCTTGACCCAAACGGTAGTGGCAAGGTTGTATTTAAGGGCAATGCTACTAAAGGTTCAGGTCAGTTTGTTCTTAACTGTGAAAATAATTCTCATGGAATAATTGTTAAAGGACCACCCCATAGTGCAGGAGCCAGCTATACACTAACACTACCAAACAACACTGGCTCATCAAGTCAAGCATTATTAACAGACGGAAATGGAGTTCTGTCTTGGGGTTCAGTTAGCTCGCTTCCTTCTCAATCAGGTAATGCAAACAAGGTACTGACAACTGATGGGACTAATGCTGCCTGGGACGAGTACGAGGGATCAGTTCTTAACCAAACAATATCAGCATCTAAAACAATTCCATCGGGTAATTCATTCGTAATTGCAGGCCCAGTAACTGTAGCGTCAGGTCAAACACTAACCGTCAGTGGGACAATGAAGGTAATATGAGTATCGTATTAACGCCCGAAGGAACACCTGCATCTCCTGTAGAGGGAGAACTTTATTACGATAGCACGGCTAAGGGAGCCAAACTTCGTATTGAGAACGAGTTTAAGGATGTAGGGACTGCGTTTCTTCAAGGCGAACCACACATTATTCCTGGGGTTCTGTATCCTGCGATTTCTGGCAAGCTACTTGACGGGACCACTTCGCATTCTGGGAACTACGGGACTGCACAGTCTGACGGAAGATCTTATTACTACACCGA